ACCATAGCCCACCTTGCCCAGCACACTCTTTACAGTGCCAAGTTTGCCTTCATCAGGGAGCAGACCCTTTGCGGCACTAATCAGAGGCTTGGTCTTGCTATACAGGTCCATACCCTTTGACAGTGCAGAACCCAGAGTGTCAAAGAAACCACCACCAGTGATGCGCTGGAGGCTCTGCACACTGCCTTCAGGTGCTGCGGCTGCATTCACAATGTCATCAGGAGACAGCACATTCTTCACGATACGACTGCTACCTGCGACCGTCTCAAAGAAGCCGCTGAACACAGGCACCATATACAGGTCATAGCTTGTGATGCTGACACCGCTGGGATTGCTAATATCAACGTCAAACTGCACAGTTACCTGGCCCTGCAGACCAGGGGCCTCTGCTGCCTGGAGGGCCAGGTCCTGGCCGAGAGCCAGTACCAGGAAACCACCAACCAGAGGAATGTTGTTACCAGTTGCACCATCACGACCACGGCCATTCCAAGCATTCCAGTCCATCTCCAGACCATTCTTAACGCTAATGGCATACAGGTCAGTTGCCTTCATAGATGCCAGGAGACCGCTGAAGTTGTTCAGATTGCAACTAATGCGACTAATGGGCAGGTAGAAGTCACCATCTGCTGCGCCATAAGTGCGAGGTTTGCAGTAAATCAGTAGCTTATCAGGCAGACCTGGTAGGGTTACTGTAGTACTGGAAATTGTGGCACTTGCACTACCAGCCAGAACTGCACCAGTGAAGGGGGTCACATAGCGGTCAAAGGTTGCAAAAGGCACAACGCTCTTTGCAGGGAGGTCCAGAGACAGATTGGGGGTCAGGAAGACCACATCAATGCGGCTATTGACGAATGCAGGAGCAGTTGCAATGTAGCGCTGACTGTCGGCCACAATGGTACGAGCAAAGGCAGTAGTGGCGCAGTTGCGGATTACACGCTTGGGGCCATCACCCAGCATTGCCATAGAGAGCTGGATGTTATTGATGCCGGTCAGGCCAATGTCCCACTCGTGTTCATCAGCAAAGATGAAAGGAGACATCACCAGCTTCTCTGTGCAAGTTGCGGCCAGGGCAATGGTGAAAGTGGCGGCACCAGCGGCGTTGGTCACAGGGCAACTACCAGCGGCAGCACCTGCATTGTGGCGAACACCACCAACCAGGTAATCCACTGTAACAGGCTCACCAGCAGTCAGAGCAGCACCACCCACTACAGCGGTGGCACCATCAGGATAGACATACTGGATGTTGTAGAATGCACCATTAGGCACATTGTCATAATCAGTAGCATCAGCATAGCCCTTGATGGGGTTATTGATGGCCTCGGGCAGAGAGTTGTAAGAGCGGTACTTATCAAGCATAGTAGGAGTAGTGCGCTGGAGGCGGTCCTTCTTGGCATTGGCCAGGCGCAGTACTTCTTTAAGTACCTGACTGCTCTGCATTGTCACACTGCTGTCATTGATATTGCCAGTCATAGTACCAACAAGAGAGTTCAGGGGGAAAGCACACAGTGCGCCATCACGACCCAGAGCGAAGATGGCTTCACCAGCACCTGCAGGAGTACACTGAACCTGGAACTGGATTTTGAAGGTACTGGTCCACTTCATAGCACGGTCAACGAACACCTGCAGAGAAGGTGCGTTGATATTGTACTGGTGGTTGCTTGTACTCTGGGAGACAGCATTGAAGGGGGCAGCTGTGACACTCAAGGCGCCTTCCTGGATGGCGTACCTGGGGGGCAGCTGACGGATACGAGGGTCATATACGACTTCCTTGCTAATGTCGGAGGTACTCATTTTCTATACCAAGGATTGAGATAAAAAATAAGGATGGAATTTAACACTTTAAAAAGTTTTGCAAGAACCGGAGGCTTAAACATCCACTCCAAGCTGGGCCAGATGGGGGTAGGACACAACACCCCTGCGACGGAACAGAATTTTGATGCTCACGCTGGAGGAGTTATACATCTGCAGAGGGTACAGTTGGCCGTCCAGGCGGTTTTTCCAGAAGACACTAATCTGGATTTGCTGGAGAGGTGTGCTACTGCGCACAAAGTTAGCCAAACGATACTCTGCCGTAGGGGCGTACTGGAAGAACTGTCTGTAATCACTTGCACTTGTCAGAGCCAGGGAAGTGTCAGTAATAATAGGGGTGAAGTTTGCGTTGACACCACCTATACTGCCCACGTTGGAAGCACCGAAGACTACTGGGTCGGCTGACTGTTCAAAGATGAGTGGCATCAGACCTGTTGTAAAAACAATGCTCTCCACTGGACACCATAAACTTGATGTACTTTCGTAATCCTGTACTGTAATCCAATAGGAAGTTGCTGAAGGAGCAGGAGGTGCATTAACATTGAGTATGTTCTGCCATTGGATGTTTGTAATCATAATCTGGTAGGTTCTGCCGCCAGATAGGTTTGTCTGTAGGTTCTTAAAGTTAGAGAAGAGACCATACATATTACTATTGAAAAATAGACTGAAGTTCTCACTTGCACCAGTACCATAACTGGTACGGTTGGGTGGGGGTATTACTGCTGTATTACCATTGTCCCCAAAACCATTGCGGTCAGTATAGAGAGTAAATAGATTGTCTGCTGGGTTATAGCTCATAAAAGGTGGTTTGGTTACAAGGTCAGAACCAGTCGTGTTTGCAGGGAGAGCCTTGAACTGGGCATTGAGGTCATTCCACGCAGACTGGAATGCCTTATTGACAAGCTGTACCCAATGACTGTAGGTAGTACCCCAGTAATAACGACTGCTTACATCCTGTGAAGTTGTAGGTGGTGCAGGAATGGGTGCGATTATAGTGTCAAGCACTTCAGGTTCCCAAATAATAGTACCACTTGCCTCTGAAGAAATCAGTGTGCCTGAACCGGTCCAAGGGCCTGGTAGGCTAATGTAGTCGTACTTGCACTCAAGTCTAATTACATACACGGTCTTATTGGGGTCGGTCTGACCAAGTTGCACACGAGGTATGAACAGTGGCAAGTCCTTATTAGGGCCGTTCATATCAAAACGTACCACAGAGAAGTTGTACTCCATAGGGTTTTGGATGATTGGATTTGCACGTGTTTCTGTAAAAACCACATTTGGGTCAGCACCATCAGTAGTATCGTTATTAATCAATGACAAGTTCAGATATATATGGTCTGGGTCTTGTGCGCCACCAGGTGCTGGTGTGAAACCTACAGTATTAGAGGCTCTTGCTGACATTTTTCTATCTATACATATTATTTTATTTCTTTAGAAACTCGGATGTCAAATTGACAACAAAGGTATCTGGTTTCTGACCGGAATGCTTAATTATGTCATAAAACTTCTTATCACTATAATCCTTCAATAAAAGTCTTGCAACACACCATCTTCCACACGTGGCCACGTCAGTTCTATCAGATTGGTAGGGGTGGCTATTATAATAGACTTTACAGCCACTGTTTTGTAGCAGATGCATTAAATATGGTTCCTCTTGGTCGTAGGCTCCTCCTACAGCCTCTCGTGGTGTTTCTGGTGCATCTCCGTAGCTGTCAAAATAATTAATACGATTACCCTTGCGCCACATACATACCCAATGACCACTTGTTGGACCGTTTGTCAAGTACAATATAATACAACGACCAAGTTCATCAAACACATCATCAATACTTCTACACTCTTGTAGTTCAGGGTACGTTAGAATGCGTGTTGGTGGGTCCAAAATTCGGTTGATGTCATCGTTGGAGAGTGCGTAGTCTTTATCTGTGGCCATTTAATACTTGTCCAGAAAATCGGTGAAAGTTGTAAGTGGAAACAGATACATCTTTGCTCTCCAGCCGTCCCCTCCCCTCACAATACGTTTGTACTGTTGTTTAACAATAGCCTCTCTTATTTCTGCAGTTGGGATAAGATAGTAATCTGTTGTCCCATCTACAAAATAAACCCAATAGTCTGCCTCTGTGCTTGTAATGCCTGATGGCTTATTATTGCACTCAAACTCAATCACCATATTACCTGATTGCTGTGCTTTCCTGTCAGACTTGACCTCAAACGTTATGGTGTCACTGTCGTGTGTAATCTGTACATCCCACGGTTTGAACTTGCCTTTTGCTATAGTGTAAGTATCATACTGTATTAAGTCTAATAGCTTCTGTTGATATGCTTCACCAAACTCTAAATCAGCCCTGAAGCCCATTTACTTAAAAAAGCGATTAAAAGTGGCTATGCCTGACGCAAAAAAACCGGAAGGCCTACCAGTTGTTTGAGGGGCGTGGTGGGAAAAATTGACAGGCCTTTTTGCCCTGTAGGCAGTCTTTGCCCCTGGCCAAACAACTGTACTACTCTTACTACAAAATGTCCTCCTCCTCCTCCTCCAATACTGCATCCTATGACCCTTACCTTGATTTGCTAATGTTTGAGGGCAAGGTGTGGGCTACACGGTCTTTTGACGACGAGATTGAAATTGAACAGGTTGATGTGGGTGCATTTAATCGCCATCACACCAAACTGTATTATCCTGCAAGTAAAAACACAAACGGTGTGGTTGAGCTTGATAGGACTGTAGAGCCAATTACACATACAATTGCGGAAAGTGGTGTCGTTGAGGAT